GTGTACCCACACATTGGTTCTGCTCCAACAATCGATAAGGCACGCAATGCAACACGACGCACAATCAGACGACTCCAAGGAGAGCATGAGCACTGGACAGAATGACGTAGACGTAGACGCATACGACACGCCTACACAGCGTGCAACAATCAATCAATTGAATGTGGACTTGCTCGATGCATGGCTCGAACAGATACGCGAGCGACGATTGGAGAAGGTGAAGCTGTTAGAGATAGCAGCCAAAGTGCGTAGTGATGAGACACGGCTCATTGCATGGCTGAAGTTCGAACGTGCATACAAGACGGCACAGCGTGCATTGGCTAAGTTGGATGAACAGGAGAGGAAGGTCGAAGGCGTCTTGCACAAGTGCCGACTGTTGGCTATGGCTGCACAGATGGAGGTAGGACAGGAGGACGAAGATGCCGAGTTTGCGGACGGGACCAGTGAGAGCGCGTGATCTGCGTGCTAACATCAATGAGCTTGGCTATGAAGTAGGCGTAGTCACAACGCTAGAAGCTATGCTTGAAGAGTATTCAGCGACACGACAGAACATCCGTGAGATGGCTGAACTAATTGTGCAATGCATTGATCGTGTCAATGACATGGTAAGTGTCGGAACGGAGATGAAGCAACGCATTGAAGAGTTGAAGCGAGTCCGGGAACAGGACAAGGAGTAACAATATGCGGGTAACAAGCAAAGAGTTCGACGCGGAGATAAGACTAGCAACACCAGATGACTGGCACTTGCCTACGTATGACTACACGAAGCTGAGTGCTATCAACACATGCGTGACGTGGGGCATACTGCGCTATGACATGCACAAGAAGATGCCAGGGCAAGGCAGAGCACTTGCATTGGAACTCGGTAGTGCCATGCATGAAATCTTTGCATTCATTCGACTGGTCACATTGCTTGAACAATTAGAGGAGCGAGACAAAGACAAGACATTCACAGATCAGGTATGGATGTATCATGGGACACGGCTGTTCGGTATAGAGCGATTGACCCAAATACAGGACGCAATTGGAGAAGCATCAGATGTCATAGATGTGTGCAAGCGTGGTGCCATATCACTGCTTGACACTTCAGGCTACTACGACGATCCAAGAGACAAGCGACGAACGCTGTCCAATGCAGAGGAATGTGCATATGCATACATCAATCGATGGCGTTGGGATCATCCTGTGTGGATGCGTGATGACACAGACCCAACAAGTGATGTAGGCATTGAGATACCATTCGATCTGCACGTTCGGATCACGGGCATGGAACAAATCATGTTCAGGTTCACAGGTCGGATCGATGGCATTCATTACGATGCCCTCAATCGATTGACGGTCCACGACAACAAGACCGCATCTCGACTTGGCGATGCATGGACACAAGCACAGGCTGTGAGCCATCAGTTCACTGGATACTGTGTCGCTGCGTCCGTGTTCACACAAGATGTGGTATCGCGATGCGATGTATTGGGTCTTGCCATCCCACTACCACGCTCGTATGATTATGGAGGCTTCGCAAGAGAAGCGTTGGGGAGGGAAGCACATCACCTACAGAGATGGATTGCATGGTTGCATCATAGCGTCAGCATGTGTATGCTGTATGCAGGTGATCCGTATGCTGCGCCCAAGTATACGCACTCATGCAACCGATACTTCCGTCCATGCTCAATGATCCCCTTCTGCTATGGAGATGACGAAGAGCAGAAGCTGATCGTGTCTGAGATGGAGACGGATGAGTGGTCGCCGTTACATGGAAAGGAGATACTGGACGGTATAGGAGGCGAGTAGTGATACTTGTAGATGAGCAAGACAGATGGTTACTTGATGAGTACACGTGGCACATATCAAGTGATGGATATGCTGCTACAAATGTAGTGCTAGAGTATGGTGGTGAAGGTGTGCGTCGTAGGAAGTATACACTCCTTCATCATTGTATTATGGGACAACCAATCAACGGATGGGAGGAAATAGACCATCGTAACCACGACAGACTAGACAACAGACGCGACAACCTACACTACGTCACCAAGTCAGAGCAGAACATCAACACATCACGCAAGCCTGGAGCATCAGGTGCAAGGAACATCTACACAGATGGCGAATGGTATAGCGTCAGGATCAGACGTAATGGCATTCTACACAACGTAGGAAGGTTCACTACACTTGATGAGGCTGTTGCCGAAAGGGATGAATGGCTATGGTCGATGAAATTGAGTTCCTGAATGTCTACAACTCAGCAGTGACAGCAGCAGAGAAGATTGCTGCACCTGAGACCAAGCAGTTTGCTATGCTTGTGTTGCAGCTTGTGAATGCACTTCGTGAACAGGTTGCAGAGATACAGATGGAGGAAGACTGCTAGTGCCTGTCCCACCTACACCTACATTCGAGAACCCAAGCACTGCTATCGCTAGGATGTTCTTGCTACTGTGGGGTGACAGTGGTTGCGGCAAGACAACACTCGCTGCAACTGCTCCTGGTCTGAAAGCATGGATGCTCTTTGATCCACAAGGCACGACAAGCATTGCACATCGCAATGACTTCAAACTGTTGGACCTGACTGGTGCGACAGCCAACTCCATGATGATGGAGTTCAACAGGGCTGATCCCTATGGCATCAGGAGGTTCCTGAAAGCCAATCCAGAAGTGCAGACAGTTGTAGTGGATAGCGTAACTGCACTTGCATTCCTCGCACTTCAGTATGCAGTCACTAAGGCAGGAGGCAACTCAAACATAGATGTGCCAGGGATGAATGGCTACGGTGTACGTAACAACGTGATGCGTCGTGTCGTGTCGAGCATCATGCAGGCTTGTGCTGAATGCGAAGTGAACCTCATAGTCATCACGCATGAAGGTGCACCTGACAAGGACAAAGATGGACACACACTGAGTGTGACTATGGCTCTGTCCTCCAACTTGGCTAACGATGTGTCACTGCGCTTCAATGAAGTGTGGTGGATGAAGGACAGTGGTGAGAAGCGAACAATCTACGTCAGACCGTCGGGTGTGTATCGTCCCATGAAGTCACGCATGTTCACCACAACAGGCAACGTGTCGTCGTTCGTATGGGACTACGATGCGGACGCACTAGTTGGTGAAGGTATCACTGACTGGTGGCAACAGTGGAATGAGAATGGTGGTAGGAAGATAGCACTACCGAAAGGAGGAGTGAAAAAATAGGCCCCACTTCCGTAGGGCCTGAGTTACACACATGCAAGACTGAACCTACGGCTCCCAAGAAGAAGTCGTAGGGCCACATATAGTCGAAACCGGCACGGAGATCAACCCATGAGTGGCCAAACCAGCTTGATGAAGTTCAGCCAGGACATCACGAACGCTGAGGCTCCCCCGCCCATCCCTGCCCGTTCATATCGGGCCGAAGTCATCGGTGCATCGATCCGTCCTGCACAGTCCAGTGGATTGCCGTATGTGAACTTGCAGTTTCGTATCCCGGCGGAAGACTATCCAGCGGACTACACGGAAGGTGATCCCGATGGGACCATTCTCTACTACAATCGCCTACAATACGCTGACACTCCGCGTGGTCGGTATCTGGCGCGGGTGTTGATGCAGAAGCTTGGTGGTCCGTTGGGACATGAGATTGATTGCAACGCATTGATCGGACTGTGGGCCAACATCGAAGTCACGCATCAGGAGTATGAGGGAGAGCAGCGGGCCAACATCGCACGCATCTTGGCTCCATAATATCATGCATGCGTGGTTGCAATACGTAGCCACGCATGCTATACTCTAGCTGTCGAGTTATCCACAGAAGGAGTTACCATGTCAGCTACTACCCAGACCAACCCTGTTGCAATGCAGCGCCCTGCTCCGACAGAGCAGCACTCGCAAGCACCTACGCAGCCCAAGCGCACACGCCGTCCGCGTTCGCCGTCTGCCGCAAAGCCTGCCTTCATCATCATGCAGTTGCTTGGTGAGGATAGCCAGCCCATGTCGTTTGACAAGCGCCGGGTCAAGGTGATCGCCGTCGAGCGCAACGCTGAGAAGGTGCTGGAAGCCGTCGAGAGCGGTGAGCATCAGAATGCATTCTACCTGCGTGTCGTAGTGCCAGCAGGCAGCAGAGCCGGTTCACCGAACCTGCCGAAGACAGCAGCCTAGGTCATCTAGGTTGTGATCTGAGAG